CTTTCAGATGACCCACGTAGATATAGCCAGAAAGAACCTAGTGGTAGCAAGGCATTAGACCTTACGCTTTAAATTATTAGCAACATTAACCTGTAATTGTCTGCGTAGGTATAGACCAAATGTTTTTTGTATTGCATCTTCTGCTTCTTTCTTAGCAGGGAATATTGCAGGGTATGTTGCGTTGGGTTGTGCAATAAATAATGCCTTTAGTTTGTTACCTCTGTCTCTTCTGTACACACCTGCAGGTCTATTACCGCCTGTTGGTTTACCTATAAAGATGTTGTTACCTTTAACATTCTTTGTACCAACTGCAGTAATAATTTTATTTATTGTTGACTTAGTAATGTTGCCAAACTTATCACGCTTAACAGCCTGTGTTGGTACTAATACGCTGTTACCTGGAATGTTAGTAGCTGTTGAATGTTTTACAAATAAGGCATCATACTTTTGTTTTCTGTCACCACCAAATATATTCTGATCTATATATCTACCCATGTTATAGGGTCTATCTTTAGTTTTTATTACAGATGTTAGTGTAGATTTCTTAGCTATTGTTGCCCTAAAACCTTTCTGTGTTTGTTTCTTAGGTCTATCGAAATAGCGTTTTGATGACCCTGCTAATCTATTTAGTGCTGACTTTTGTTTACTACCTGCTATAAACTTAGACCCCTGTACAGACGCATTAATAGCCTGTGCTATAGAGAAAGGCAACTGTTTTGTATGTTGGTTAGTCCACTTAGCTGCCTGTGGTAGTTCTGACTTTATACTTAACCTGATACCCATTTAGAAGGGAATGGTAGCTGTATCTAGTTTAGCTGCTGGTGTTTGTTCTGTACGCTTCTCAGGAAATACAAAGTTATTAACATTTACTCTTAGCTGTTTTCTTTTTTCTCCTGATTCTGTTTCATAGGGAATATATTCACCATCACCTGATACTGCTACAAGGCAACCTTTTTTGTAGGCATCTAATACTGATTCAAAACGTTTACCCCATACCTGACAATCAATAAAAGAGGTTTTATCACGCCCATGATATACAGCTATTGTGAAGGCTGCCATATCATAAGCACCTGCTTTTTTATATTCAGCGTCTTTTGTTAGACGCCCTGCGATTGAAACATTAAACATTGTTATCTGGTAAGTAATTGGATATCAGGTTGTTAATACCTGATGAGTAGTTAAGGTTGTTGTCTTTGCAATATTTAAGAAACTTCTTATGGTTTTCTGTAGATAGCTTTGCAGATACAAGGTGTCTGTTCTTCCAATTAGATACAGCAACACCAATAGGTCTTGTTTCAAGTGGTTTATTAGGTTCATTAATCATTTGTGTAAGCATCTAACCAAGTCTGTATGTATGTTACGTGCTTTGGTTCTTGTATGTAATCGCTAAATTTACCTGATGTTTTATCAAAACTAAATTCTACATACATAGCTTCTGTTAGCTGTTTATATAAATCAGTACTGTTTAGATATAGTTCACCAACTTTTTTTAGGTAGTGATCTCTTGTATCTTTATCAAGAATAGTTGGCATACATACAAGTTTATTCTTTGTTATTGGTGTTACTTTATCTGGTTCTTCATCAGAATTATATACCTGTCCGTCATGGTCTGGAATACCTGCAGTAAGGTTTAACAAACCTAATAATAAGTAGCGTTTGAAGTATGTTAGTGCCTGACCTGTACTATATAGCTCATTCTTAGCAATACCTTTAGGTAATAGTATTTCAGAAGGTTGTAATGACTCACCAGATATATGCAGAAGTTGTACAGAAAGAATATTTTTATCTTCTGTAATTTTTGTTGTGTTGGTAACTATTAAACCATTCTTTGCTAAAACAGGATTTACAACAGACAGTACAGTTGAAAGATCAGCAAAATTATCATATTGTGCCTGTGATTTTTCTTCTATTGTGCCTACTTCCTGTATGAACTTACATAGGGCTGCTGTTATTTCTTTGGTCAAATTGTTTTATATATTTGTCTTAGTATAACTATGGTTTACCCTTATGGCAATCATGAGTGTTAATAATCTGTCTTAATCGTTCATTATCTGCTAATGCTTCTGCCAGTAATTCGAAGGGGTCATTTATCCCTGCTAACTCATTTCTTAGCAATTTTATACGTCTATTCTTGTCAGCTAATGTACTGGACATAGCAAATTAGACTTATGTGCTAAACATAACATTATATATAGTGTTTGTAAAGTTTTCTTTCAATATATCTAGTGTACTGTTGAATAACACTTTTATTTATGTTCAAGTAATGTACAAATATTGACCATCTTATGTACAACTTATGAGCATTTTTAGACCAGTTCTTGATCAAGACCTTATAGCAAAGATACTTGAGTTAAAGCCTAAATACATGACAGCCACAGTATTTTTAAATTCTATGCTTGAAGATGCTTACAAAGCAAGATGCAAAGAATTACAATATATGGCACAATATATATATAAAGATAAAGAATTAAACAAGAAAGGTTTAGAAGGAAAAGAACAAAAAGAAAAAATTAATAAAAAAGAAAAACAAGAAAAGATAATACCAGAAGATTTAATACACTTACAAACTCTTATAGATGACTTCTGGAAAGTTAAGAAAGGTTCTAAATCTATACAGGCATGGAAACTTCAAATAACAGAATATAGAAAGTTTATAGACAAATATAGTGAACAGATACTTAGAGATCAGTTAGAAGCAGGTATTCTTGCAGGTACTTGGAAAGGTTTAAAACTAAGTCATTATGAAGAACAACAACAGCGTATGAACAGGTTTAATAAAGAACCAGAACAATCAACAACTCACCCTAACCAGAAGGTTGTACAGTTTGATGATATGGGGAACTTAATCTAATGCAAAGAATATTTAATGGTAGTGCAAAAAGAACTCTACAAAAAATGGTAGATAAAGGTCTTATGAAAGTATCAGATTTAGATACACCTTCAGAAGGTTGGTTTATTGCTATGGGTTATGAAAGGGATAAAGAAACAGGAAAATGGAAACGCTTGTTACGTACTAAATGTGGTGCAACACCTTCTCTACGTTTAGAACAAATACCAAAATGGATTAATACTCTTACAGGTAAGGTAACTTTTGACCCTGTGGAATATGAAAAGCAAAATTAAAGATATTCTTATACAAGATCCATTTGTACGCTTTGATCCAGAACCACATAAATACTACGATTTAAAACGTAAAAAGTATGTTGCACGTTCTATATCTGAAGTAGTAAAAGAAACTACTTATGTAAGTAAAGCAATGGAAAAGGCTGCAATAAGGGGTACAGCTATACATGAAGCAGCACAGATATGGTGCGAAACAAAAGATAAGACATTAGCACTAGCTTATGCAAAAGATTATTCAAAATGGATTGAACATTTAATTAATTACAGAATGTGGAATACATGGGAATGTGTTGTTAATGAACTGCGTATGGTTGATAGAAAAAGAGATATAGCAGGTAGTTGTGATGTGATATTGCAGCATAAAGATACAGGTATGTTATGTCTGGCAGATTTTAAAACACAAGACGTATATAAGAAAAAAAACCATAGGTTACAGATGGGTGGTTATGTATCTTTGTTGTATCAAAACTATCCTGGAATAGATTTGTGGTCATGTAGAGTTATTTATATAACTCCTGATGGCATAAAAACACAAGACTATAACCCACAGGAATGTATGTACGATTATGAAGAAGCAAGAGGTTTGTACTTTGGTAAACAGTTACCATTTTAGTAGGGCTTGCATCTTGTAAGGGTATACCCCATACTAAATGTGTACTTATTATTGTTTATTTTTCTAAGCTATGTCATTTGAAGAAGAACTAGAACAACTAGACCGAGAAGAATGGCTTGGTAAATTTGATGATATACAAATTATGAACGCTGCAAAAATGTATTTAGAATGGTTAGTAAATTTACCTGATGATTACCAACCTGACCTTTATCCAGAATATAGATTTTATTAATTATGAACGTACAACCAGAACAGTTATTAAGGCAGATTAGAGTTGCACAACTGCAAAAAAAAGAATTAGAAACACAAATTACTGAAAAGAAAATGATATTAGAAAAGTATTTCCAAGAAAGTATTATTATGAGTACTTTTAGTATTGATAATGTAAAGGCTGTACGAAAACGTAAACCAGAAAAATGGGAATATAGTAAAGAGTTAGTAGGTTATAAAAAAGATATTGCAACAGCTATAGAAGATAGGGAACAACAGGAAAGAGAAGAAGGAATTGCAACTAAAATAGATACTGGTTTTACATGGGCAATAAGATGAAAACAACAGAACGTGTAGAACAGGCATTTAAAAGAGTAAAAGAGTTACTTACACTTGTTGCTGATTGGACTAAAAATTCAAAAGAAGATGAATTAACAAAAGAATTTAAAGAGAAAAAACAAAAAATGATTGATGATCTAAATATGCAATTAGGTGCATTAAGTGATCGGTATATGTTTAATCACAATTCAGAGTTTGCTACTAAGGAATATTTAGTAGAGTATGAAGCACTAAAAAAGAAAATTAAGGAATTAGAAAAGTGAATATAAAATATATAGATGAAGAAGCAAAATTTTATTTTATATGTGAGCATTGTGGACTTCCAATAAAAAATAATAAAGGTGTTGTTGATTTCCCGATGTCTTTTTCTAAAAATAGTAAAGCACCAATACGTTTTTACCATAAAGGAAATTGTGCTTATGAAGGAAATAAAAGAAGATCAAAAGATTATTGGGGTAATTGGCAAATAGATGAATTTTTAGAAAATCTTGCTACAGGTGAATGGCCAGAAATGCTAAAACTTATGTTAGGAATAAAAAAGCAAAAATGAACACACAAAAAAACAAAGGTGATAGGGCAGAAAGAGAAGCCTGTATTTATCTGTCAAAAGCAACAGGTTATGAAGTAGAAAGACGTTTTGGGGCAGGTATGGAAAAAGATAAAGGTGATTTAACTGGGATACCTAATACTGTTGTACAGGTGACTGATATGAAAAATAAAGCAGAAGCAGTATTAAGAAAACCAAGAGAAGCAGAACAACAAAGAATAAATGCAAAAGCAGATCATGCTATTACTATGGTTAGATTTAATAAAAGACCAGGTTGTGCAGAAGGTGATAATTGGCGTGTTGTTATGACTATTGAACAGTTTGCAAGATTGATTAGATGAATTGTTTTTACTGTAATACTGAGCTAATTATTGGTTCTAATGTAGATATTGATGAAAGTATGAACCCTAGTTTATTTGAGGAATATTCTGTGATAACTAATTTAAGTTGCCCAAAATGCTATTCAAATGTTGAGGTACTAAAAAAAAGAGATGCGTATGATTAATATTTTATGTATATGTTGACAGGGGTATACCTTAGATGTACACTAAATATTGTAAACACAACCGAGAGGTAATCCAATGTCAAGATCATTAAATGTTCTTTCAAAAATCTTAGGACTTACAGCAAGCACTAACCCACATGAAGCTAAATTAGCAGAAGAAAAATTAGAGCAGCAGTTAGCAGCTAAAGGTATTACAAGAGAACAGCTAGAACAGCAGTTAGATATGCAAACTGTTGAAGAAAATATAGAAGCAACATCATTTAGGTATGGTGATCCATACAAACGTATAGACCCTGCTACACAATATATTATTTCTGCTGTTGCACATTTTTATAATGGTTCAATAGTATTTTGTGTACGTGATGAAGATGGTAAGAGGTTTGAACGTGGCACAAGACAAATAGATGTTATGTGTTCAAAGGCAAGAAAAATAGAAATAGAAATTTATACAGATTACATTTTACAAGCCTTAGCAGATCAATGGGCTACACATTGTAAAGATGACCCATTTGCAGTTGCTATGAAAGGTGCAGCTTATAGAAACGATTTTAGAAAAGGTTTTGCAGAAGATATAAGCAATAGATTATATAAGATGAAAAGAGAAGAACAACAGAATGGTAGGCAATTACAATTAGCAGATAAAACTGTAAATCAATCTGCATTAGCTGTTGTTGAGTCTAATAAAACAGAAAAGGCTATTATAAAAAAATATAAACATGAAAAGTATGGCAATTTACCTAGTAAAACAAGACTTACAGGTGCAGGTGGTGATGGTAGAAATAGTGGACTAGCAGCAGGTAGTTCTGTAGGACTTAATAGACAGGTAGCAGGTGGTGGTCAAAAACAATTATCAGGTTACTAAATCTATTTACATAATTACAGCCCTCTTTCATAGAGGGTTTTTCTTTTGTTACTATTTGTTAACAATACCTTTATAGGGGTATACCCCTGATGTATATTAAGAATGTACCAAACAACCGAGAGGTTTTCCAAATGACTAAAACAACAAAGCCAGAACTTTATGCCTACCTTAACTGGAAGTCACAGGCAGAATATGAACTTAAACTTGCAGTTCAAACTAATAATCACAAGTATATACAAGATAGTAAAGACACACTTGCACGTTTAGAAGAAAACTACAAAGATGTAGAACTTGGAAAGTTTTTTAACAAAACATCATTTTTTTACCACAACAATGGCAAAACTTATAATTTTCCAGGTAGGTTTACTTCAGATAGTGAAGCAGATAGAGAATGTAGAATTAAGTATCAAGGTCTTTTTATACAGCATTATGAAATGTTTAGCCTACTAAGCGAAAGCAAAGATGAAGAATGGCTTGAAATGATGGCTAGAGCTACTTCTGCAAAAGAACCACATTTTACAGGTTTTGATGGTGACGGTTATGGTAATTTATATTAAGGAGGTTAAGTAAATGCAAAACTTTCTAATGATGTTAGCGGCATCAGGGTTGTTTTATACAGTCCTTACATCTTCTCTATACGACATGACAGTTACAGCGTGTGAGAGTCAGGTAGGTAACTATGAACTAGCTTGTAAGGAGTTAAATAAATGACATGGTATAAAGGTTTTGAAAAGGGTCAATGGAAAGCATTACACAAACCAAATCCTAAAGTTGTACAAGATAAAAAAGATGCTCAACATGGTGATCTATGGGCTGACCCAAAAACAAATTGTTTATATATGAATATGGGTCATAAATTTATGTGCGTTAATGATCCAAACGACAAAGATAAACAAAAACAGATAGAAAAAAGAATAAAAGATATTAATGAAAGATATAAATATGAACAATGGCAAAAAGGTTATAGTTTTGGTAAAGAAAATAATATTGAAAGTGAATATACATACAAAGACTTTATGCAGAAAATCAAAATGTATGAAAGTCCAGATGGTTATTACAGTTGGGTGCAACTTATAAAATCTATTTATTTACCTAGTATTAGATCACAAACCCCTAAAGCTTTTATCAATGCGTTAGATTCTTATGCACCTGCAATATATTTAACAGAAGAATTATATAATGACTTTTTACTAACTGATATACCTAGAAATATAGAAATACCAAAATTAGTATTACCTTCTTTTTGGTTGTTTACACCTTATGACTTTAAAAGTTATTTAGTATCACAAGAACAAAATATATATATCAATTATTTAAAAACAGAAAATAAAGGTAAATTAAAATACTTTAGAGAAGTAAAAGTAGATGTATCTAATGTTGATAATAATGATATAAAACAAAAGATAATAATGAATAGCTTGTTATATATGACAACTGTTAAAGAGGTATTAGAAATAGAAAATAATGAAATATTAAATATTGAACAAAAACCATTTATAAATGAAGAAAATATAGTGCAAAAGCCTGTTACATGGTTAGGTAGTGATTATACAAGACGTATTGTATATCTAAATAAAAATGATAATGACCCTATAGAAATAGGTAAAAGAAGATCACCTAGACCACATTGGAGAAAAGGGCATTGGCATACAGTATTACAAGCACCAGGTAGAAAGCAGAAGCGTCTTAAATGGTTTAGACCATGCTTTGTACAACCTAAACAATTACAGGAGGTATAACTATTTAGTCGGGAAGCCTGATAGTTAGTTGAGTAGTGTTTACTAACTTGAAAGTTATAGAATACCTACCGCCATAGGAAAGACAGGGCAAGCGTTGGACTTGATCAATCTCCTGACTAATTATTACTATTTCGTAACATAACCTTTATAGGGGTATACCCTGTATGTATACTAGATTTATAAACAACACCGAGAGGTTTCCAATTATGAAAAAAAACATTGCTTTTACTTCTGAACAAAGAGAAGAAATTATTGATATGGTTCTTGGTTGGTTTGAAGATTGGAAAAATGATGACCCTACAGCATATCCAGAAACAGTAGAGGAAAGGAAACATTTAATGCTACCTCTTAATAACAGCGAACTAATCAAACATATACAAGAATTGTACGCTAAGGATATTTGGGATTACATAAATTATTAGTTTATTTGACCCTTAACTGGGTCTTTTTTTTTGCCTATACAAAAACCCTCTAGGTTGGGGATCTATCTAAAGGGTTTAAGTTGCCTATTGCAGATTATAGGCTTACTAAAATTAAATTATATGTATACCTAATGCAAGTGCTATCTAGGTAAACTGCTAATCTTTCTACCAGGAAATAGTTGCTGTTCCAAAAATAAAACAGCCTTATCATCAAGATCATTTGAACTTTTTTTACATATCTCTTTTAAAAGACTAATGATTAAATCCTTACAGGCTGACGAGGAAAGAAAAGTCATTAATAATGGTTTTAAAATTTTTAACATACCAAAAATACAAATATATCTGAATATTAGCAGTAATACCTTTTATACACTACCTTTTAGGTTTTAGTGATGCCACACCTATCTCTACACCATTTAATCTTGCATATATATCACGCATATCATTATGCATAGAGTCCATTTTATCTGTCATTAATTCTACCTTTGTTATTAAGGTCACTACATCTTCTCTATTCTTTTTACCTCTATAGCTTAAAGAACCTGCTGATATAAATATTGCAGATAATAAAGCACCACTTGTAGCTGCTAATAGTTCTATCACTTTGCCTATATAGGGTTCTATAGCTATTATGACACTAAAAAGTTATGACCGAACAAAACAACAATAATCCACTACAAAAGCTTAAAGAAAAATTTGAAGATAAAGAAGAACAACTAGAAATACTTGGTACTTTTATAAGGTTAGGTGTAATGGTCTGGGCTGGTTTTATTATTAGCCTTAATTACATAACTATACCAGGATTAACAGAAGATAGAGAAGTTAAAGATATAACCTTTATTGCCTCAGTATTTACTGGTTGTTTAGCAACTTTTAATATCACACCAGGCGGTAAAAAAAAGAAAGATGAAAAGATTGATGGGGGTAAAGGTGTTGCAAACTCTAGCGAAAACGTGCAGACTATAAGAATAATACAAGAACCACTAAAAATTATTGGTGTAACTAAAGTAGACCCTAAAACCAAAACATGAAAAAACTTTTACCATTATTGCTTCTTGCAATTACACCTGCCTGTTATGCAAATTTATCGCATAGTATAAATCAATCAATAAAACTAACCGTAGGAGGGGCTACAACTTCCTCAGATCGCATTGGTAGCAGTTATAGCGTAAGCGGTACAGGTGTGGATACAACTTATACTGCAGGTGGTAATGCAGTTGCTAATGGTGTAGGTTCATTAACCATCTCATCAGGAATTGGTACAGCCCCAGATTTAACAGTCACACAAGACGTTCCAGCCAATAGCTTCAGTTTTAGTCAGTCATTTACCCAAGCAGATGCTATAGCAGGGTCAGCAGTTACCACAGGTGATACCGCAAACTTTTCTGATTTAACAAGTGTTGCAGGTGGTACTGCAGGGAATTTAGCAGGTACTATTACATCAGCAGGTGCAATTTCATTAACAGCAGGTGGTGCTAATACAGAAGCGGTAGGACAGGTAATAACAACATTGATAGTTGAATAATAAAATCATGTATAGGCTTTTTTGGCTATATGTATTTTGTACTGCACCAACTTATGCAGGTAGTGTTATCCCAAATTTTCAGCAGGGGGTTCTACAGCAACACGTAGAAACAAAAAGTACAATAGTTGAGGACATAAAGAGTTTTGATATAAGGAATGGCTATCAGCTAACAGTAGGTGGTGAAAATGTACAAAGTTCTACAGGTAATGTAGCCCCTGCAGGGTGGACTAAAGTAGATACAACAGTACAAGGTGTAGGAACTACATATATTTCCCCAAATTTAGATAATAAGCCTAATTTCAGCGTTATAAATGAAGCGGAAAGTTTTATGTATTATGAGACATTAGAAACACCAGGAATTACTAATTACACTCATGTTACCAGGCAAACAACTATAGAAAGTATTTCTGATAGCACCAGTACTTTTAGTCAATAAATGAGATTTTTTAGGTATTTATTAATAGGCTTAAGTATAATTAATACCCCTCTAAAAGCTAATAGTATCAATACTACCAGTAATTCTAGTGGGTCAGTAGTTAATCAGGCTGTCCAAGTTGTACCTTCTAGGCAATTTCAGTACCAGATGAACACTATTAGTTGTCAGGGTGCAACTTTAAATATATCTCCTTTTGTTTCTACCACCTATGGTTTTGCTACACCTTATGAACCGCATTTTGATAGACCTGTTTACAGCACTAGAGATATAGAAGGTGATTTTGATGACAGTAATAATGCTATTGGTGATGGTGATGTAGATGTAGGTCATAGAGGTGAGATTTTATATTTTGAAAAGGTGCGTACAGGAATGAGACAATCAAACACATCTATTAATGGTGGAATTACAGCTACTTTTAGTATTCCATTAGATAGAGAACCTATAAGACAATGCCGTAAAGCAATGAAAAAACAAAATGAACTATATGAAGCATCACTTGCAGCTAAAAGGTTAAATTATGAAATGAGTAGAGCAAAAACCTGTGCAGATAATTATAAACAGGGGTTTAGATTTAAGGCAGGTACACCAATGGCAAAAATATGTTCAGATATTGAAATTATCGAACCTACAAATTTAGAACACGTACATGAAATCAAGAATTAAGTTTAGATTTAATAGGTTTTTTACCTGTAAATTTTGTACCTTTTTTACCTAAAGCTTTTTTTACAGCACCTATAAGTTTTTTAAATACAGGTTTAAGAATTTTATTTAAGATAGGCGTTAAGGTAGCTGCCGTTGTTGCAACTACGGTTATAGCAAATGTTGTAGAAACTGTATTTGCTGATGGTAAATATTTTTCTACTGCATTAGTAGGCATATAATTCACAACACATTCTTTTGTTTCTTTCATATAAGTAAACCCAACTACTTTTTCTGTACCTTTACTATTCAAATCACCTATGCGTGGGTTGTTCTTTTTAGGGTCAGGGCATGGTGGTTGTTCTTCTTTTGGTATATCAGGTACTTTTGGTGTTTCTGTTTCTGTTATGGGTGGCTGTTCTACGTTAGTGGGTGGTTTTGCTTCCTGTATTGGTACTAATTCTTTTGCATTGTATTGTAATGGTTCATAGAAGGGTATAGGACAATTTATTACTACATTACCTGCAGGGTCATCTGTGAATAGCTGTGTATTTTTTGTACCATCTCTTCTGACAGTTGCACAAGGCATATCAAAAGTAGGCGGTAATGACCTTGTTACATGGGTTGTGTTAGGTAAGGTTGTTGGATTAGGTATTACAACATCAGGTATACGTGGTATTGATGCACTAGGTATTATTTTAATTTCTGGCAAATTATAAACTTATTGAAGTTCTAGATAAAGGTGAAGGTGGGGCTGTAAATTTTGGAATATTACCTTTTATTGCACCTGGTAATGCATTTTCTATATTACCCATAATTTTATTTTTTAAATACTTTTCAAATTTTGGTGATGTTAAGTACCTATAACCTATTGCAGTACCTACAAGGCTACTAGAAATAAGTAGGAAAGAAAGTATACTTAAAACATTAACAGTTTTTTGAAACATGAGAGAAGCCTTTGCTAAAGCGTTAGTGCCTGTCACCATTATAACCTTCGTAGGAATTATGGCACTAGCTCCTCTTTACCTCACAATGTCTTTAATGACAAGACAAATGACAGAATCTAAGCGTTAGGATCTGATGGATATTGTGTCATATTATATTTTTCAAAGTTCCCATCTGTGTCATAAGTTGCACCATATAAAGTAACCAAAGCTGCTGTATCTTTACAGTTATCAATCTCTGTTTCCCTGGTTGTACAAGCAGTTCTAACCCCATCACGATAAGTTGTTATTGCTGTAGGGATTGCAGTAGATTTTTCAGCTTTTCTTACAACGTACCAATCATATCTAGCTAATAAACTACCAGCAGTAACTTTTTCCTGTGCTTTTAATACTGATTTAACACCTAAAGTAACAACCTGATTTCCATTTTCATCTTTTAATAAATTACCATCTTTATCTTTCTCATTTACATCATCAAGTGCCTTTGCAGTTCCATCACCCCAGTAAAAACGTGAATCGTATGTTTTGGGATCTTCTTCCTCTGTTATACCTATAGCTTCTTTCTCTGTCTTGGAAGCTAATCTAAGCCAGTTAGCAGGGTAATTAATATCGTTGTGACTAAATGCCACATCAACTGCTAAAGGTTTTCCGTCTAGTTTAAATGCCATAGTTTTATTCTAGTGTATGCTCGTTTATCTAGCACGAGCATTTTTAAATGGAGATTCCGCAAATGCTAAATAAATATAAGAACTATTATCAGCATTTATACCAGCACTACTATCTCTACATTTAAATCCATTAGATAATATATCTATTCTGTCATTGCCAGTTTGTTCGGCAGCACTTGTATTTGGATTAAGCTTTTTATCTGCAACGTTAAATGTTGATCTTGTAGCATCTTGAAGTACCCAATCAAAACCACCAGCACCACTATTTTTAATTAAAACCCAAGCTGGTCTAAACCCTGTAAAAAGAAATGGCCCTGAACTTGATCCGTTTCCGACATAGCTACCAAACTTGCTATAACCTGCTACTTCGCTGAATACATAAGAAATATAATTATCGCCACTTCTATTAACCTTATTATTTCCATTTGAGTCAGTATCTCTAACTGTAATAGTTGTTGAATCAGATGTTCTGTATTGTGATGAATTTTGCCCTGCTGCTGCATTGGTATTTAAAGCTAAATTTTTCTGATTATCAGTAGCAGATCCTCCAACACCATCTATCCAAGCAACCCAATCTACTACTCTAGTTCTATTTTTTATAAAAACTGCTGATGGTTTAACTCCTAATCCATGCCCCATACTGACAAGAGTGCTGTTTGCCCCTGTGCCTGTATATTTTAAAATTGAAAAACCTGCCGAAGCATTTACTTTGACAATAGATTGATTATTGCCATCAAAATTACTTGATCCAAGAGTTGAGTTTGTATTGGCCTGTCCTCCCATTCCACTATGATTAGTACAGTAATAGTAAAGAGTAGGAGCAGAAGCAGCTACAACTATTTGTGTGAAAGCTCCACTAGATCCTGGTGTGCCTGATGTAGTAACTCCTGTTGTATATTCAGATCCACCACCATGAGTACCATTTGATGTAGTAGAAAACCTTAACGGGTGTCCAGCGTTTGAACTATCAGATTGATCAAAGATATAAGTACCACCTTCTGCAAGATCAAGAGTTACAGCAGACGTTCCAAAGCCATCAAATCTATACTTATTACCAGAATCAGAAACAACTGTTACTGTATAAGTTTTGCCATCTGTATCGCCAGCGTTCCAGTTCCATGCAACAAAAGGTCTGCCACCACTCCAGTTTGTATCACCATCAGTTCCCGATTCAAAACCATTCTGTATAAAAGCTCTAATTTTTTGTGTATTCGTTTGTTCAGCATAAGTTTCACTACTTACGAGATATTTGCTTCCACCTCTTACAGAATCAGACAAGATATGGTCATTCGTAACATTTCTAGTTTTCACCCAAACCCAATCAGGAGTGAAATCTACATCTGAGTTTGTAATATTAACAACATCACCACTAGATCCTGTGCCTGTATAAGTAAAAGCTGCAAAATGTTTATTAGGTAGCTTTATTGTTGGGTCGGGTAAGTTTGCTGAATTTAATTTTTTATATCCTGTTGGTACTGTATAGCTAAATGCTCTTTGTCCAAAATTAAAGTTAAAGGTAGCTGCCATTGTTCTGACAGCAGGTGCTAATAATTCTGATCCACCAGTAAATGTCATTGCTTCATTTGATCCAGCAGAGGGATCTCCAGAATTAAAATAAGTCCCACCACTTCCAAACCAAATCTTTCCAGCATCAAGATCAATAGCTACTTGAATAACAGTCCCAGTTGAAGTTGTTGGTGGTGTTGTAGGATTATTTCCAGCTAAATCTACATAATCGCCATTGGTAGGTCTATAAACTATTCCACCGCCTGTTGTTGGGTTATCTGACGAACGTAAAGTGGTTCTTGTCCAACCAACTGCACACGATCCACTTCCAGATGTAAATTCGACTTCGTAATACCATTTACCTGATGATTGAGCAAAAGTTCCTTGTGTGTTTATATTGTATGTTGAACTTTGTGACCCCGATGCCTGTAAATTTCCATTTGAAAGTGTCGTTTGTCCATCTTTTTTAACTGAATTAAGAGTACAAAAATTATTAGTTGGTGTATCTTCTAAAGAATCATTACCAGCACCAGCAGCTACAGAAAAATTATTTGGTGTGAAGTTGTTGCCGTTACCGCTTGAATCTTTGCCAAGTGTTGTTGCAGTCGTTCCAGAATTGTCTGAAAAATTCAAATAAAATCCATTTGTTCCATAACTTCCTGTATATTTTTTAGGATTCCATTGACCTGTTATTACGTCTGTTTCTGCAAAATATGATGGGTCATAAGCCTGTCCATCAATAAAATTAATTTCAGTTTTGTAGGTGCTTGAATTATCAGAAGTGTTCGCAAATTTACCAACAAAATGTTTGCCCTCACCATAAGTTGATCCTCCTAAACTATTTCCATTAATAACACTGTCTTGGTTTTGATCTGGGTTTGTTGAACTAGAAAAGCTAGTTTCTCTTGTTCCGTTAATATAAAGTCTCATACGGTCATCTGCCGTCGAATTTCCAGAATCCCATATAACAACAATGTGCATCCAAGCAGAATTGTCTCTAAATAATCTGGTTGTAATCTTTGTTCCTTTTTGTGCAGAATGCCAGTTTTGAAATCTTAATCTGTCACTATTCTCAAAATTAATGTGTGTATAAACATTATAACTACCTGACGAAAATATATTTTGATGTTGTCCGTTTACTGTCTTTTTAACCCATCCACTCCAAGTCCATTTATCTTCATTACCATCCCCTAAAGTGGCTTGTAAATACGCTCCATCACTTCTGTTAAACCTTAAACTACGTTCTACTGCGTATGCCTTCTTCCCTGCTAAAAAGAAAGAATTAGGACTGCCAAGACTGCTCATTAGCTAAAGTTTCCAATAAACTGTGCAGTTATATTTGTATTGGTTCGTGCGATCCATGCAATAACATCTACCTGGTTTGCACCTGTAGATAATGTAGGTGCTGTACCATCACTGAAATCCCAATACGATCCAAATGCTGCGGTTCTACTTCCTGTACCATCTTGAGTTATAAACAAAACACCACTCTGTCCAGCAGAAATATTTGAAGGGTTGGCAAAGGTTGTATTACCAGTAAGTGTTGTAGAAAAATTATTACCAGTTCTAAAATCTAATGTAATTGTAGATGCGTAAGAGACAGCAGTTATCTCTCCAATAGTTCCTTTTGTGGTTACTCTGCCGTTACCAGAACCACCACCATTATCAAAAACAAGCGTATTTAAAGTGCTTGTCTCGTGTGCAACATTAGTGACTTTTAGTGTACTCATGGCTTGGGATTAGCGTCTTTTACAGCTTTGATATGTGTAGCCCACGTTCCAGTAGTATCTAATTTTCCAGCAACTAAATCTGCGTAGATCATGTCTAATTGATTACCGATTGTGTCATACGTTTTGGAGCCATCAGTTGTTCTATCAGTTTTATACTTGATAGCAGCAGCAGCCGTATTAAGTTCAGTTCTTGCAGTGTCTATTTTACTTTGCTCAAGAGTTACAGACTTACCATCTTTGTCAAACGCTCCAGCAGAGTCATCTATAGAAACAACAGTTCCAGCGTATGCTTTGTAAATCGCTTCGTGATCTAAGGCCATAATAGTTTTTCCTTTAATTATAGAAGATAGCCATTACGCTGCTACCTCCATAATTGTAATTCCAGATGCCGTTCCAATAGAAGGATCATTGTGACTTGTTCTTCCGAGATATAAAGTTGTAGAACTTTCAGCACAACCATAAACTTTGATTGTATGCGAACTTGTATCGTTTGCACCATCATAAAGAAATGTCTTGCTGAGATTACGAATAGAATATGTCTCTTCAGTAGTCCCTGCTAAATGTGTGTAGTCGTACATAAAAAAATTATCAGCAGTACCTTGTGTAGAATTTGCGGCAGTTATTTCTGATGAATCCTCAAAAAGTTGAAATCTAGCTGTAGAACGACCATTTTTACCATAAGCAACATCAACTATTATCAATAATTTATTAGAAGCAGAAGTTTTTGTTATTGTTGCATTTAATCCTGTTATTTCTACTGGTGTGCTACTAGCAGTACTAAAAGAATCTTTTTTATAAGTTTGAACAACTTGAAGAATTTTACCACCAGTATCAGCACCAAAACTTAAATTACCCGAACCATCTGTTTTTAATACCTGACCTGATGTACCATCAGCATTTGGTAATTTAAATGCTACGTCTGCCGATGTTGGTGCGGATGATGGAGAGTTGAGTGAAACAACATTACCGCCTGAGTGTTTGAGTGAAATCTTAGACATTACGCTGCTACCTCCATAACTGTGATCGAAGAACTCAAACTAAAAGTGGTATCTAGAACTCTTCTATTAACCACAAAAGGATATACTGAACCATTTTCTGTTAAACCTTGTACTTTATAAGTATGAGAATTTGTATCGCCAAGAGTATCTAAAAAAGTTATACAATAAGTTGCACCAGCAGCAGTAGAGTTATGTCTTACAAGTCCAAAACCTCGATAGACCTCACCTGAGCCTCCTGTTCCAGCAGCAATAGTTGTTGAATCTCTTACAAGTCTTACTACAGCCGTATCCTGACAAGCAGCGTTAACATCGACTGATACAAGAACTTTATTTGATGAAGACGTTGGTGTTATATTAAGGCTTAAACCTGTAATATCAACAAAACTTTGACTGTTTGTCGTAAATTGATCTACTTTTATTGCATTTTTTACTTGAAGAATTTTACCACCAACACCACTTGCTAATGTATCAGCATCAACAATTCCATCAGGCAAACCTCCTACTGAGATTCCTGTAACTGTTCCTGATCCGTTGATTGCTATTGGCATAACTATAAGATAACAAGGATTGCACCAGAAGGCACAGTTATTGTAACTCCTGAGTTAATTGTAGGACTAACAGTATGTGCATTTTTATTAGCAGTTAAACTGTAAGAAGTTGTTGCAGTTTGATCCGATTCAAAAAATACTTCATCCGTTCCTCCTCCTGTAGCTCCAGCACCTCCTCCAATCGCACCCCAAGCTCCATTGTTATAACCTTCAAACTGATTTAATGTTGCGTTATGTCTAAACATACCAACAGCAGGGCTGCCATCTCTCTGAGCAGTAGTACCAGAAGGTATTGTCAGACTAGATGTATAGTTATGAGTTACCTTTCCTGTAAATGTTCCTCCAGTTAAAGGTGCTAATCCAAAGTTTGTAGTGGCTACTGGCCCGACAGTTACATATCCGTTATTAGCAGCATTTCTTATCTTTAAATTTCCATCAGATGTATCAACGTGCCATTGAAATGCAAAATTAGTTGTTAATGCACCAGACTTACTATTATTTGACGCAATAGCCTGTAACACATTATTGATGTCTGCTCTTACGGCAGCACCCGTTCCATTATCAATTACAAAATCGTGTTCTGCCATTTAAACAATTAACATTGAGTTCATTCTACCCTCCTTTACCAAATCCGACAGCCTGATAAGTGAAATTCCTATCAATCGAAGCATTTGATGAATTTTTAAAGTGGACAGTAAAACCTGTAGCACTTACACTTGACACTTCAAAATAATCGCCTGATGCCATATTCTGTGCATTAATCCCAACAGAAGGTAAATTGGAATTTGCTCCAAGAATAGAAGAAGTACCAACAAAAAACGGATGAGTGAAAGTAATAGCCTTTGCACCTGCTCCGCTTGCTGTTACATTACCTTGTTCTGTTCTTCTCTGTAAAGATGCTGTATAACCTAACTGCGAGACTTTTATATCTTGTGCCGTATCCTTACTTGTCAAATTAACTTTAAATTTAAAACCTCTTCCTTTATATGTTCCGTTGGCAAAAGTTTGAAACGCAGTGTAAGTCGGAGAACCAGAGCCAGGATTATCTTGTGTGACTGCAACTTGCATTTCTGCATTAACATCAAGTGCCACAGTTCCATCAAAGTCTGTAATACTATCAATCAAACCTCTGGAATCAAAAAGATCAGAAGGGAAAAATGCTTCAGTTAAAAAATGTCGTTTAAAATCTATACTAAATACTGAACCCAAGTCTAAGAAAGAAGTACCAGCAGATCCCCCAAATTCATAAGTACCAGAACTTGATATTCCTCCAGTATCATCAATAGATCCCTCATTATCAAAGTTGCTAATAGCATCAAATAATCCAGTACCAGCTAAATTCAAACTGTTTGTGGTTGCATCAAAAGAAACATTTGTTTTTGTTCCTTGAAACTTTGGACTGTCTTGATCTTCTCTTCGTATCAAAGCGATCAAAGGTGCTAAATTATCAGGTAAGTCAAGAATTACACTTGTCTCTCCAGAGCAAAATCTACCCCCATCATCTTGGAATTTTAAAATATATTCGCCTTCAAGATATGGCACTTCCGCAGTTGTTGTATTACCAGCTAATGCTTGAATTAAATCAGTGCTGTTAGCAAAAGTTCCACTTCCATCTGTTTTTGTAGAGTGTCTTACATAAACACGACCACCATGAATAACGTCAACATCGGTAGATAAATTCCAACGTAATCTCACTAATTTAGAACTAATTGGTTCTGCCGTTAAACCACTTACATTTGCTGGTAATGCAGTCTTACCTTGAGCAACAAAAGTTAAATTTGCAGAAGTCGCACTTGTTTGTAATGCTGCGTTATAACTAAACACTTGAAACTCATACGTTCCAACATCGCTGTCAAATATCTCGAAGTCAGGTGCAGATACAGTTTGAGAGATAAAGTTACCATTATTGAATCTATAGTTAACCTGATACTGCGTAACACCGACAATAGGCTGCCAACTAAGAATTAGTTTTGCAACTGCCTGATTATTGATAACAACAACTTTTTCTTCAGCTTGCAAAGCTGATGGAGGATTTTTCGGGAGATTTAATATTGATACAGTTCTTGCTGGCAAACTTGCACCATCTTCAATAAACGCATATTTAGCATTTACATAAGATAAAGCCGTTATTGCATAATTAACTCCATCAACTTCCTCAACAGTTATAACTCTAAAAAGTTGTGTTTCTACCGTGTCATTTGATATAACCCAGTTTGCATTCACATTTGGTGCTTGGGAAAAAGCACTTGATACAGTAATTGTAGCCCCAGAAACAGAGACAATATCTTTTGTCTCAACGGTTCCATCTGGCATTATCACACTTATTTGAGCATTGTTTGCAGTTGGAAGATCAGTGTTTGATGAATCGTCAACAGTTATTACAGTTGTTGAGGTAACTGATGAAATTTTACCGCCTCTTCTAAGACCACTTCTGACAGGATCTGCAATTTGTATGATTGAAGAAGGTCTTACAACTATTCCACTGTCTAAAGATGCAGTAAAATTAACAACTTCTGATTCATTTTGTTCTGCAAATAAAATAGCCTTTCCAAGACGAGCAGCTTGACCACGAGATGTGCAAGCAAACGCCTTTACTTGCTTTATGATAGATCCAAATTTTGCAATCGCATTTGAATCTTCTACAACCTCAAAATCAATTTCTTGAGTGTCCATATTAAAATATGAAACAGAAATTACTGTGTGTCTTTGTTTTAAACTGCTTCCAGAATAACTAAATCCTGCACTTGTTATATTTGATAAATTAAATAAATAAGATGCCGTTGCTGGACTATCTTGTTTTAGACTTATTGTCCCAGCCGACCAAATTGGCATGCATCTCATCACTCCAGCTAATTCGTTTATAAGATCAAATGCTTCACTTGAAGATTGAATATTTACATTGCAGCTAAACCTAGCTTCCTGTCCTCCAAATCCATCTGATACCAATGTATTTGCAAATTTGCTGGCAGTAACGAAAGAGAATAAATCAAGGCTGCTATCTGTTATATGATCGCCAAATCCATATCTAGTATCTGTTAAAAGATCAAGAAGCACCATCGAAGGGCATGAGCACCATGTAGCTGCACCCATAACACCATTAAAAATATAACCAGTTGGATAAATTATTCTACCAGTTGCGTTATCCACGGTTGGAGTTCCAGACCCATTTGCCCCAGCTGCTGGTATTCTTACCTTGATTCCCCTGATTCTGTATTTGCGAGTTGGGATAGAACTAAACTGCATTGAGTCAAGCCTAATTGCAGCATAAGCACTGTTGGCATAAGTATTTGCGTCATCAATAATTTCACTTAAACTTGTCCATGTGAAAGCATCTATCAAACTTGATGAAGAACTGTCAGCGGTGACTCTTGTGACTCTTATATCAACTGGAAAAGCACCTGTGAGATTCACTCTGTAATCTCTTTGGTAAGCATCAGCACTTCGGCCTGTGATCGTGTCATTAA